AAAATGGAAAATAAAAATTTTGAAGCACAGTCTAAAGCAATGAGTGAACTATGGAATGATGAAAATCGTAGAAAAGAAGTCATGGAACACATGAAAGAGGCTGGAAAGAAAAGACGCAAGCATACTGACATTGATGTTAGTCAATCTGAAGATTATCGTAGTTATCAGAGAGAATACCAAAGAAAGTATCGTCTAACTCATCCAGATTATTACAAGAACAGAGCTAAAAAGAAAAAAGAAGAAAATAATTAACAAGAGAGGTTACAGATGACTGATTACGAAATTGACATTAGAGAAATCAAAGAGACATTGAAGAAGATGCAGGAAGATATAAAGAGAATTGAAAAGAATATTCCTTTCTATCCAACTACATATCAGTATAGTCCAGAATGCTTTGACAAATATCCAATGTATGATAATTGGCAGAGTTGTTCAGTACCAAGTACACAGGCTTGCTCAGAAGAAGAGCTTTTACGACAGCTAAAAAATAATTATAATAAATAATAAGTAATTCATTGTTATTCTCCTAATAAATCAATCGCTTCCTGAGATAACCTCAACGGAAGCATTTTTATTGTCAGATGCGAAGATGTATACTATTGTTATTATAATAAATTTTTATATAGATAATTAGTATGAATAATAGAAATTATTTAATTTCATTAACAAGATTGTTAAATAATAGACATTGGAATAGTTCTATATTATGGAAAATGATAGAACTTATAATCAATGATTTGCTAGAAAGAGAAGATAATGATTTGACCTATAATGTGTTCAAAGACATTTATCGTTATGCGAAGAAATGTAAGACTTTGACTGAGTTAGAAGATTTTTTAGATAAATTTGCGTACTAGGGTATTTACAAGTTGGTATAAATTTATTATATTATAAATATAAAAATTAAGGAGAATCAAAAATGATTAAGATTTTGAACAAGCTTTATCCAGGCAAAGAAAATTACAAGAAGCGTAATGCTATCTATCGTAAGGTTAGAAGTATTAAAAGTGGAATTAAATACATTGTCACATGTTCGTTACTCTCTACACCTATTATCATTGTTATTTTTGCTGCAGCTATTGGAGCATAATATGTTGAATAAGATTTTAATGAAGCTTGGACTAAAGGAAAAAGATTTAACTACATATCTCGAATGTGTAAATGACATTGTAAAAGTAGTAATTGACGGTGAATATACTGTAACAGTAGATGAAGATGACATTTGGTATAATATCATTGGTTGGAAGAACGGAAAGAATGCTCATACATGTATTCACGCATATCCTAAATCTACAGAGAAAGATACATTAGAATCGATTGACAGATATGTTAAAGCAATAATGAGTACAATGAAAGGAGAATAATATGACAAAAGATGAGCATGTTAAAATTATCTGTGACAAGTATAATGCTTATAAAGCTGTTATGGAAAAAGAATTTGCAGGTGATGACTATCCATACTACAATTTGACACCTTGGACTAATTACTATGTTGAATGTCCAATCAATCCTGAAGATTTAGATTTTGAAAAGTGGTTCGATGAAAGATATGCACATGTTGAATTATAAAGAACTTGATAAATTGCTTACTATTGAAAGTATATTAGAATATACATTAAATACTATTGTTGTATTATGGATGTTGTCTTTCGCAGCAATTTGTGTTATGAATTCTTGGATTCCAGCTATAATTTTTGGAATACTTTGGATAACAATGTATTTAGTTAATAAAAAATATAAATATATAGAAGATAAAATTTATGAATATAAAGTAATTATAATAAATAATAATGTTAACGGGACCACATGTTCCAAGGTTGGCGACTGACCCTTGCATGGTTGGTGGAAGAGTTCGATTCTCTTTGGCTCCATTATTTTTTGATTCCTCCTCCAAAAAGAAAAGAGTGATTGCTTAACGCTTTCACTCTTTTTATTTTATTTTAAATTACCATATACACTTTGTAAAGTTGGTAATCTTTTTCTTGATTGTTCTATAGCTTCTTGTCGTTCTTTATCAGCTCTATAATCTTTTATATACTGATTTACATCAATAGGTAATAGACTCATTCCAGGAATGTTAATAGTCTTATCAGCATAAGTAAAGTTACCAAATTGATTAGTTAGATAATTCTTAATTGCATCTTCACCAGTCAATTCTCTACTTGACTTCAAGAACATAGAAGTAGCATAAGGACTATTCTGATACTTTTCTACAAATTTTGGGTCAAGTGCGGCTTTAAGTTCACTTACCTTTGGTACAGCTTTATTCTGACCTTGCCACTTATAGGTCTTTTCACCATTCTTCATAGCTTTGGTAAGTGCTACCCATTCCTTAGCATCGTATTTGTAGACATTATCAAGATTAGCATTATATGCAGGATTTGAACTCTTCTTATAGATTGTCAAATAGTCACCAGCAATTTTACTGTCATTACCATGCGATTTTGTCAAAATATAAGGGTCCTTAATTGCCATATTAAGTGCTTGCTGATTAGGAGTTGTAACACCATTTTCTTTAGCAAGTGCTTTCATCAACTGATTTTCAGATTTGTCAGTCAATTCAGCAGCAGATGCTACTTTCTTATAGTAATTAGGTGTCAAATCACCAGCAGTACCTTCTTGATTGATTCTCAATTTATTTCTACCAATGAGTTCTCTTTCAGCTTCAGCTGCATTGATTACATCATCAGCAGATTTACCTTCTGCTAATTCACCCCATATCTTAGAAATTTTTGGAGAATCAATTACACGACCTACACCTTGTCCAACACGTCTAATTCCATAAGGAGCAATTAGATTAACACCTGTGCCAACTAGAGCATCAGCTTCACTATATTCACTTCTTGGATTGTTCTTATCGTCATATACGGCTGCATCATAAGCTTCTGTAATATGAGGAACAAGTGCTGCTGTAGCACCAGAATAAGCCAATTTTGCAGGAATAGAAATTGGTTGAGCAACTCTTCCAAGCGGAGTAGCATAAAGAAGACCTTCACCAACGTCACCAAGCTGATCTTTCAATTCAGGTTCTTCACCGCGAGCAATAGCTTCTTGTTGACGACGACCAAAGACTGTCAATGCAGCACCACCCAAATTAGATGTAATAGGATTGTCTAGCCAAGAATTATACTTGTCAGTATCGAATACATCACGCCATCTTCCACCATGTGCTACCAAATTTCTATCTTTAGCAATCTTAGCTTCAGTTAAATCATTGAGAAGTTCTTTACCACTCATTCCATTCTTACGAGCAATATAGTCAATATCCCTAAAAGAATATTCATTCAACTTATCAAGAATATCTGGGTCATTGAACATCTTAGCATAGTTAGTATTCTTGACACCATAGTTAGGCTGAACTGTCATGTATTCTTGTAAGTCAGGAATAGACTCAACGGCTTTTCCAGGTAACATCTGATTCAGATACTGTCTTTGATTGTAGATGTATTCTTTTACATCTTTATCAGACATGTCCTTGATTTGTTCAGTCATGCCTTTTAGCAATGGAACATCTTTATAACCAGAAGACTTAATCTGTTCAATCAATTTAGAAGAAAGAAGAGCATCAGTAGGCTTGTCGAATTTGTCTACTGATTCTCTAAATGTTCTGAACTGCTTGATTTGGTCTTCACTAAGAACAGACTTAGCATCATCACTGTTAAGACGGTCTTCAGAATAACGCTTCTGAATATCATTCTTAACACGTTCAAATGCTGCATCTTGTTCATCAATAGAATAAGCATCATCTTTATTGTTGATTGCTTTTACATCTTCAATATCAATATAACCCTTGTTGACTAATTCAACAAGCATGTCTTTTTGTGACTTTGCCCATTCTTTATTTTTTGTGTTAGTAGCCATTTAGAACCCCATATCTTTTGCAGCCTTTTTCTTAGCATTTGCTTTTGCTTTAGCATCTTCATTTTTCTTCAATTCAGCAATCTTTATATCAACTTTTGATAATTGATTAGATTTTAATTCTGGATGTGCTTTCTTATATGCAATTAGTTCATCAGAAGTCTTAGCAGTAGCAAGTACAGTCTCTAACTCACCAGTCTTTTGTTCTGGACTAGTACCAACACCGTAATTAGTTGAACTTCCTGTATTATCACCACCATATACAAGATTTTCTAATTCTTCTTTCTTAGCAACCAATTTGCTTACATCTGCACCAGCATTCTTACCATCACGAATAGCAGCATTGATGTTAGAAATTTGCTGCATGATGCCTTCAGTTGTTGGAGCAGGACGAGTATTGACCCACATATCAACTGTATTAGCGAACTGTTCAGCAGCCTTAGATTTAACATTATTATTTGCTTTCAAAGTATCTTGACGCTGTTGCTGCCATCTCCAAATCATAGACGGATCTTGAGAGTTAATTTTTTTCATTTCAAGTGCAGCAATCTGGTTATTGACATCTTCATAAGACTTGCCAGATAATGCTCTCTTATTTCGAGCAATACGTTCTTTAACTTGAGCAATCTGTTGTTCAAGCTGAGCAATCTTTGCGTCAAATTCACCAGAATAGTCAGATACAGTCATATTTTCAGGAGACAAGTCAGCCTGACTTACTTGTGCTGGAATCTGCATACCTCTATCAAAATTAACCATTACTTACCTCCGCTGGCTTGAAATTCCAGAATGAATCATTATCAGTCTTTTTAAGATTATCCATGTAAGACTGCATAGTTGGAGTTAAATTCTGTTGCATCATCTGTTCGCCGCTACGAATTTCAACATCTTTACCTGCTTTCAAATCAGCTAGTTCTTTTTCCAACTTAGCAAGCAGTATTTCGTCATTCTGTATATTTTCTTTTAACAATGTCTGTCTATCATTTTCTTTACTTAACAATTTTTCTTGGTCACGCTGAATCTTATAGTCGTGAACCTGTGTACCGAATTTAAAAGCATTCTGAAGTGCACTAGCAGCAGACTTTGACGCATCATTTAATTGAGGAACAAAGTCTCTTACTTGATATACTCCAGTTACGGTAGGTGCTTGTGGTAATACACTTAATGCCATACATTTACCTCTTTATTATTTATTTCCCAAATCCGAACAATGAACCTATTCTGCTAAAGATACCATTTGAAGATGCAGGAGTATTAGCAGGAGCAGTTACGAATGAAGGCTGAAGTCTTGCTGCAGTCTTATTCATAGAAGTAGATCTGTCATGCTTAATTCTGTTCATTTCCCTACCAAGTGAACCACTTGTCAAGAATTTCTGGAACTGTTCAGGTGTTGCTGAGTAAGTATACCATTGTCCACCCATCTTCAACCATGCAAGATTCTTACCTTTATCAAAAGCAATATCTTGAACTACAGAAGATTTAGCACCTAATTTCTTACGAGTAGTTGCATCCTTGTCTGTATAACGCGGATCTCTTTCTTCAACTTTCTGACCCATTTCTTTCCAGTTCTTCATGTTCTTTCTGTCTGGATAGAAAGTGTTCAAAAGTCTATTGTGTTCATCTTGTGTCTGTGCAGTTACATAAGGAATGTCAGTTGGTGACATGCCCCAGTAAGCTGGTTGCTGAGTTGCTTGAACTGGAATTTCAATAGCAGAGAATGAACCAAGTTGGTCATCGACCATTGGCTCATCTTCTCTATTTCCTAGCAAGCTACCTAGCACTCTTGAAAATAATGCCATACTTACCTCATATTACTGTTGGAATAACTTTTTCTTCTTTTCATCGTCTAAGTAGTTACCATAGATAGACGAAAATGTAGAAAAAGCATTTCCAAGTCCATTACCAGAATCACCAGTCATATTGACATTATTCATAGGTTGACCATTAGCTGCATACTGTTGGTTCTTATTGAAAGTGTCAATCTGATTATTCTGATTATCTGCTACTTGCTTAACACCTTGTGCAATCATTAACCATAATGGAATCATATTAAATCTCCTTAACCGAACAATCTACCAAGTACACCCTTCTTGCTATTTTCATTAGCAGCCATTTGCTGTACCATGTTAGCATAGTTCTGAGTATCAACATTATTCTGATTTGCCATGTTGTTAATGTAGTTACCGTAAGCATTCATCAAGTTGTCTTGTGAATTCTGAGCAATACCAAGCAAATCCTTATTCTGATTATACTGATTAGAGTAAGCTTGCTGACCAGCATTAGCATTCATCTGCCATTCATTTGCAGTCTGACTTCTGTCTCTCATGTAACGGTCATAAGCCTTATCCCATTCTTCAGATGCCATAGCCTGTTGCTTAGCTGCCATTGCATCTTGATAGTCTGAACTGAATATATCAGAACTTTCACGCAAGTTGTTCATTGCGTTCTTAACACGCAAATCAGCAGCCTTAGAATAGAAGTCATTTACATCACCAGTGTAACTGAACTGTCCTGGGTCATAAGCTTCCATTCCTTCAAGATTCTTTAGATAATCATCTACCTTAGCAGCAGTATCACCATAAGTGCTCTGTGTCTTATTGTAGAACTGATTATAAAGGTCTCTGTTAGCAGAAGATGCAGCATCTGCTTTATCCTGTGCTTTCTGAATAGCAGAATTAGCGTTACTTACACGTCTATCTTGCTGAAATCCAAGAACATCACCTGGGTCAAATACGTCATACCATGCCATAATTTAGTCCTCTTTTAATTTACCATTGATTTTACGAACTTTGCCAAGTATATCATCAATAGCTCTCTGATAAGCATCATGGTCTTCAGTCAAATCTTCAACGATAACTTCACGGTCCCTTTTCATTTCAGGAGTTACGACGATTGCTTTGTTAAGACCATTGAGTGGTCTTGCTTTCTTTTTCCATTTTTCATCCTCGTCTTCCTTAGAATCCAAATAGAGTTCTTTGACTAACTGAAGACCAGACTTTTCATCATCTTCATCTATTTCGTCAATTGGAAATAAATAGTCTTCTATAGCATTTATCAATTTTTCTTTATCCATATATTTACCTCAACATTAAAATTGTATAATTAGTACAAGTCCATTTGCAGTTATTGCTGTATCTTGTAATGTAATAACTCCACCTTCAACTGAATCTTTATGAAAGACAAGATAAGGTGTAATTTCTGTTCTACGTTCAATGAAATTATTAGGAAGTGGTGAATGACCATCTACCAACTTCTTAAAAATTCTCATCTTACCAAGTTCAAGACATTTCCAATCGTCATTGATAGAAATATCCCATGTACCAGAAATAGCCTGAAGAATTTCACCAACTGTACTTCTATCGTTAATCTGCATAATTACCTCTAATTAAATAGGAAAGTTAAGTGGCTGGACTCTCATTGAACTATCACTAATAACAAAATCAGTTGGTTCAGAATACGAAATACGAACAACAGCTTGACGATTCATACCAAGATTCAACCAACGAAGACGAACCATGTATTCACCTCGTCTACCACAAGATGCTTCAATTACGTTACCATAAGTATAGCCACCATCTCTTGAAATCTGTAACAATGCTTTTGCAGGTCTGCCATAAGTATTCATAGAACCTGTGTTACATTCAGCAGTCAATTCTTGAAGAATGAAAGGCTTGTAGTCAGCCGTGATGACAGGAGTCTGTCTCATTCTGAGAAGCGGTAACTTATTTGTATCATCGAAATCTTCGTAGAAATAATTTTCATCGAGTTCATACAAATGACCAGATTCAGAACTACCAGTAATAATCTTATTATTCCACCATGCTGCAAATAATGGCATGTAATTCTTCTGCTTACCAGTATAGAAGTTACGAGAACTACGAATATGCCACTGACGAGTTGTTACATCGTATACATAACATTCATTCTTGATAGAGAACAGATAGAAGCTATGGTTATTCTTTGAATATGACCAGCCTTTAACAGATTTGACATCGTTATCTGCTAGAATTCTGTCTAACCAAAGTGGAGAAATCTTTTGAACATTTGTGTCGTTAATCATCAATACACACTTAGCATTAGCCTTACCAGTACCAATACAGAACTGAGAATGGTTAACTGTTGCAAGTGAGTAAGGTGCTTCTAGGCCTTGTTCTTTGTTAATTGTGTAAGAAGTTCTTTGCCAAGACTGATAGGATTCAGCATTACCTTTCTGCCAGAATTCAATAGAAGAAGGACCATACATTGTAAGTAAAGGACCAACTGAAGTCAAAGCAACGCATTTATCAGAAGAAGTAGAACCATTGAAATACTTCTGAACGCCATAATCATCTAAGAAGCAGTATTCACCAGAATCAACTTCCATAGTATCAACTGTAATACCATCATTCTTATACTGAACTTGACCACCTATAATCTTAAATACATTTCTCTTAGCGGTATTAAGAGGGAACTTGATAGAGTAATAAGTGAATGAACTACCTTTGTCATTCAATACGATTGTACCGTCAACTACTGCAATGTGAGTTGGCTGAATATAAGAATTTTCCTGGTCAATTCTTTTTGGTAGAGTAATATCTACAGAAGTACCTTCTTTTAGATTATAACCATGAATGTCATTACCGTCTACCCAAAGAAGAATAGCACGTTCACCGCCAGATTCAGCAAATTGGACTGTATTACCAAGAGCATAATTACCAACTACTTCGTCATTTAAAGCAGTATCAATTCTATGAATGTTACCCTTATATGCTACAAATAAGCACTGTTCATAGTCCATATTTGCTAAGCCAGTTGAAGGAACATATAGGCCATCACAATTACTGTCACTACCAAGAGTAAATGTGTATTTAATACCAGGACAGCTTTGAAGAAATGTACGAACGTCTTTACCTTCTTCACCTTCTGTATTTGCTTCAGTGAACATATTACGAGATACAGCTGAACCTTCAATGTTAGGTGCAGCCATAGCAAAATCAGTACCACCAGTAAGGTCGTAGGTTATTCTGTTAGCCATTTATTACCCCCAGAATTTGCCAGAATAAAGATTCCAATAGTTACTGTTGTAGTCATTTGCTCCAAAGCCCTGATAAAGCATTGGACGATTAGAACTGTTAATACGACTAATCATAGACTTTGCAGAATCAAAATCCTTTTCAAAATCAGCTTTCATTTCCAAATACTTATAACGCTGACAAAGCTTAACACAAAGTCCATCTTCAATCATTGACTGATACTTGCTAGAAATATGAAGCTTGTCTTCTGCTGTATAGACCTTAATACCTTTCAAAATAGTTACTCTGAACTGTGCAGATACATTACTATCAAATTCTACTACAAAGTATTCAACAGGAACAGGTTCATAGTTAGGGTCTTCAGGGTCATGTAAGTAATCAACATCTACCCATTCTGTCTCGATAGCATAAAGTTCAGCAAGATGTCCTTTTGTCTGTGCATCAATCATCATCTTGTCAGCTGGAATTAACTGCTTATAAGTATTACCAACTTTACGAGCAACACCGATACATCTATCAGGAACAGCATCAACGAAGAATGTTGGCCAGTACTCAGTCATATAAGCATTAAATGCAGGATTTGTATCTTTACGCATTACTTGATTGATAGAATCCCAACGAATAGTATAAAATTCATTTTTGTCTTTAATCTTGTATACATCGCCAACTTCAGTCTGATCATTAGCAATCTTAGTATCAATTAGATTAGCATTTTCAATTTCGAACCAGTGCTCAGGCTTAACTGCAAATTTAATTTTCTTACTGACATAAGCGTCAAATGTAACATAATTTTCAAGGAGATAATCTTCAGTATTCAATTCAGTGATAAGAGACTGAAGGTCAGCTACACCTGCCATAGCTT